CCTAGGCAAGTATCGCTGTCACTGGGTAGTCACGGCATGGTGGCCCGGTGGAGGGGGTGTAGTGGCCGACTATGGCGTTGCTGAGGTCTATGGAAATGATAAATCGATGGACAGCGAAGCGAGCGAGGCAGCCATTTACAACGCTTTAATGGCGTGGCGGGATGAACTGACTCAAAAGAAATTTGTTGACGCAACAGGCACGAGTCGCAAGGTCGATTTCTGCTTTGTCGATTCAGGCAACTTTACAAACGCGGCGTACAAATTCTGTCGTGACGTAAAAGGCATTTTTCATCCGTCGAAGGGGTGGAGCTCCTACCGGCAAAAGGCAGCCAACACGGCGAACGTCATAGCGGGGGCGAACCTTCACGCATCGAGGCAGGCCGCTCAGGGCGTTTGGCTCTACGACCTTGACACCGACTATTGGAAGCAATTCGTTCACGAGCGATTCTTGACGCCAACTTTCGACGAAAACAACATGCTTCGGCGCGGTTCGTTGTCTCTCTATTCCCTAGAGGGCAATCAGAAACACGGCTCGTTTGCCCAGCATATCGCAGCCGAGGAGCTAGTCTCCGAGTTCAAAGAGGGCAAGGGCTCAAAGCAATATTGGCGGGTCCAGAACGATAACAACCACTGGCTAGACGCCACCTACATGGCAGCGGCGGCAGGTGAGGTTTGCGGCGTTAAGTTGATTGCCCCATCTGAGATCGAGGTTCAACCGCGACAAACCAATGCCGATGAGCCCAAACCGAAGAAACCAGTTGAGCAAGCCTACAGGCACGGGCAATCGAGGTTCAAACAGCGTCAAGGCGGATGGATTCCAAAAAGGAGAGGGTAATGAGCAAGAAGCAGAGAAGACCAATCGCATTGCAACCAAGCGAAATAATCGAGATCGACTCATCGGTGAAGGTTGAGTCGGTCGCTACGCTAGACCCCATCCCCCGCGAAGACGAAGCTAGGCCATGTTCGCTATGCGAATCAAGACGACCAGCAGGAAAGAGCTATTCGAGGGTCTATTGCACAAAGCGACAAGTCCGATACTGCAAATGCCACTACTGCGGGCACACCTGGAGCCAAGAGCGTAAATAATTTGCCCTAGTGTACTATTGGCTTAGTACAGGTGTATTCACACAGGCAGCGGGCTATGCAATCCTTGACGCATGGCATCAGCGGCTAGCTTGTTAGCACAAATCGACGCAGCTATCGAAGCACTCCTAACCGGGGGTGCGTCTCAGTATAGCATTGGTAATCGATCGGTTACTAAGCTCGATTTGCCAACGCTAATGACCGAACGAAGGCTACTTCAGAGAGAAGCCCAACGCGAAACCGGATCGGGCGGCATTTCCCTTGGCAGATTGTCGAGGCACCGCCGATGATTGGAAGCCTAATCGATTCGCTAGTCTCGGCAGTCAATCCCCTGGCAGGCGTCCGAAGGATGCAAGCTCGGCGGCTTATGCGATCCTACCAAGGGGCGGAGCCTTCGAGGATATCGAACAATCGCAACGTCAAAAACAACCCAGCCGACCAAGAACTACTTGGGCCCTTTGGAGCGGATCGGCTCAGGGCATGGGGCAGAGATCTAGCGCGTAACAACGCTTATGCATGGGGCGTTATCGATACGATTGTCTCATCGGTAGTTGGATGCGGTATCAAGGCACAATCGACCTTTGAGACGAAAGAAGGCGAAGACGTTGAGCCGGTCAATGATGAACGGGACAGGATTTGGGCGGAATGGGCCGAGACTTGCGACATCAACGGTCAGCTTACCCTCGATGAAATCCAGGCCTTAGCACAGCGGGAAATCGTCGAAGCGGGCGAAATCCTCATTCGGTTTATCCGGCTTCCGAGCCAAACCTATAAGGGCATCTACAGGGCGGTCCCTTTGGCACTGGAGTTAATCGAAGCGGATCGACTTGCAGCCGACAAGGACACCTACCAAGCGGGCGTCAATCGCGGCGACGGGCATAAGATCGTTCGGGGCGTTGAGTTAGACGACCTTGGCAAGCCCATCGCCTATTGGATCTACAAAGACCATCCAAACGCACCATACGCGGTTTCTCGCACGCCTGAAAGGATTCCAGCCAACGAGATCCGGCATTTATTCCGCCAAGACCGAATCGGACAGACGCGGGGCGTTTCTTGGTTTGCTCCGGCTCTATCTTGGATTCGTGACCTTGGAACATACGTTGACAACGAACTAGCAGCGTCGGCGGTGGCTTCGTGCTTTACGATGGCGATCAAGACCGATACCCCAATCGGATCACTAGCAGACCCAGACGGTCAAGACGCATTTGACTCATCGGGCAATCGAATCGACGCACTTGAGCCCGGCATGGTGATGCGATTGGCCCCAGGTGAGTCGGTCGAGGGCATCAATCCAGGTCGACCAAACACGGGTGCTAAAGAGTGGATCACGCTTATCCTTCGGGGTATCGCAGTAGGGACGGGGCTATCCTACGAAACCGTAGCACGAGACTATTCACAGACCTCCTATTCGTCTAGTCGGACTAGCCAACTCGAAGACCGTAGGCGGTTCCGATGCTGGCAGCAGTACCTTATCCGACATCTACTCCAACCGACCTGGGATGCGTTTTGCGATCAAGCGGCGTTGTCTCAGTTGGAATCGTTTCCATCGGCAGCGGATCTACTCGACAGCCGACGGACGGCTTGCCCGGTCGAATGGCTGACCCCCGATTGGGATTGGGTAGATCCTGGCACAGAACAACAAACCGCCGAAAGTGCGTTGAATAGCTTCACAGATACCTACGCTTCGGTCCTTGGCTCTAGAGGCAAGTCGTTTCGCACGGTTTTCTACCAGCGGGCTAAAGAGGACAAGTTACGCAAAAAGCTAGGCTTGCTGACCAACGAAGAAAAGCAGATCGAAGTCTCGGCGGCTCAAAGCGGGATGGGGCAAGGGGCAGGATCGACCGAAGCGACCAAGCAAGCCACTTCCGGCGTCTATATGGGCCTGTCTACCCAGCAATGGAACAGAAACCGCAAGGCGATCCAAAAGACGCTAGACGAGCTAATAGCGGGCACTATGTCCGAAGCAGCGGCCAGGGTGTTCCTCAAGTCGACTGGGATGCCAGATGAGGATATCGAAATCCTTGTAGCCGATACGCGAGACGGGGCGGTTGAAACGGAATTACCAGCCGAGGTGCAAGCATGAACAAACGCGACCTAATCAAGCGACGAAAAGAACTCGACGCAAGGCAAGCCAAGCCTAGCGAATCCGTTTCGATCCAACGGGCGTTCGGTTCGATCAAAGACGGCAAGGCGGTTATCGCTACCGAAACGCCGGTAATGATCTATGACGAAGTGCGCCGGCAATGGATTCAGCAAGTGCTATTGATGGACGGCGTGCAGTTCCGCAACGAGCGAAGGCAATTGCCGATCGTCGATTCGCACAACGACAAGACGGTTCGAAACGTCTTCGGCTCGATTCGCGGGATTGCGATCGAGGGCGATCAGTTGGTTGGATTGCCTGAGTTCGCTACTGACGAAGAATCGCAGAAAATCGCGACACGATACAACGAAGGGCACTTGAATGATTTTTCAATCGATGCCCAGATCCTAGCCCGGCAATATGTGCCAGAGGGCCAACAGTACATTACCCGACAAGGAAATGTCATTGAGGGACCGGCTGAGGTTGTTACTCAGTGGGAGCCCCACAACGCGAGTATCTGCGCAACGGGCGCGGATCCGAATTCTACCGTTAGGCGGTCTATCGACCGGGAAGAGGTTTCGAGAATGGGCGAGTCTCTAATGAAGACTTTGGCCGGGCTCGGCGTACCGGAAGGTATGACCGAACCAGGGGCGATCATTGCATTTTTGGCAGGCAAACTCAGCGGCGAAGTTTCGCCAGAGATGCCGGAGGTTGAATCGGCGATGACCGAAGAAAAGATGCCTGAGGGCGAAATCGCCAAGGCGGTAGAAGTTCCGGCTGAGATGAAAGTCGAGAACATGGAAGACAAGGTCAAGGAAGAAGTCGAACGCCAACTCAAGGCAGAAAAAACACGACGGGACGCCATTGTGGCATCCGTCAAGCTCGGTCGATTGGAGCGAAGTTTCGCCGACCAGCTAATTGATGAAGGTGTCAGTGTCGCAGATGCGAACGAAAGGATTTTGCGAAAGATGGCGAACCAACCGCTAGGCGGGACCGGCAGCGGTTCCAGTGTTCGAGTTACTGAGTCCGAGCAAGACAAGTTCATGGAACAAGCCACAGCCGGTTTGGTCCAACGATGCTGGCAGGGCCAGATCAAGCACCAGAAAGCCCCTGACGTTCAGGGCGCGGAACACTTCCGCAACTTGGGTCTCTATCGCCTTGCCGAGGCTTGCGTTCGCCGAATGGCGATCAACCCAGAGCGATACTCCAAGTCCGATGTTGCACGCTTGGCGATGGGCCACCAAGGCACCTTCGATAGGCTCCGTATTCAGCGATCCAACGACGTTTACCACACGAGCGGATCGTTTGCTAACTTGCTGTTGGATGCGGCTAGCAAGACCCTTACGGCGTCCTACGTCGAGGCCCCTTACACTTGGGATCAATGGGTTCGGCAGGCTCAATCGGTCGATGATTTCAAGAGCATCAACCGAATCAGCCTTGGCGAATCTCCTAACCTGGAAGTGGTTCCAGAGGGCAAGGAATACCCAGAGGGCAAGGTTGTCGATCAACGCAAGTCCTACAAAATCGAGAAGTACGGCAAGGAATTCACGATCACTTGGGAAACCGTGATTAACGATGACCTTGACGCACTTTCCCGCATTCCAGCGATGCACGGAGCAGCGGCTCGAAGGACGCAAGAAAAGGCGATCTACGATGTGTTCTTGAGCAACCCAACGATGCCCGATGGCGTTGCATTGTTCTCGGCTTCTCACGCATCGGGAACTAACCTTTCGGGCGGTGCAGGTGCTCCAGCAAAGGCAACGCTCGACAAGGCCTTTGAGGTAATGGGCAAGCAGAAGGGCTTGAACTCCGATGTGTTCCTTGGTCTCACGCCTTCGGTGCTGTTGGTTCCTTTGGCCTACGCTGGAACGGCTCTTGAGCTTGTCAATTCGACGGCATCGGTCGAGAGCGAAAAGAACAGCGGCGTCTCGAATCTTTACGGTCGCGGCGGGGCTCGTCAACTCAAGGTAGTTGCGACGCCTTACCTCGACTCCAACAGTGCGACCAACTGGTATGCAATCGCGGACAACTCTCTGATTGACACCGTTGAAATCACGTTCCTGAGTGGCGAAGAATCGCCAGTCTTGGAATCTGATTGGAACATGCGAAACGATAGCTACGTCTACAAGGTTCGCCAGAGCTTTGCGGCGGCGGTTATCGAGCATCGCGGCATCTTCGCTAACCGTGCCTAGTCTCGGTTGACTCATAGCCCCTTGGCACTTGCTGAGGGGCTTTTCTGGACGGCAACAATTCACAAAACAGGAATACAAAACATGGCGGGCTTGAAAGATTTTGTTTACTACGAAGACGACTTCATCGGTGCCTCGGTGACGTTCCCAACCTCGGTCAACATTGGTACGCCTTGGCTAACCGATGTGACCGGAGCGGCTCCCCCGACTCACGTTCGAGCGGGCAGCGAAGCGACCTTGACCCTTACGAGCGCAAGCCAGATTCAGATCCTTGGGCTCCATCACGATGACAGCCTAGCGTTTGACATCGACGATTTGCAGCGGATCGAGATGAGGGTCAAGCTAGGAGCGGCTACCTTCACCAGCGGTTCGATCCTCGTATTCGGCTTGGCATCGGCTCGGAATGATGCGGCTGACGACGTTACGGCTCACACTTGGTTCCGGATGGAGGGCGCGAACAGTACCACCTTGGTCTACTGCGAATCCGACGACGGGACCAGGGATGTGAACGACATCTCCTCAGGCGTTGCTCTCGGAACGACTTACAAGGAATTCGTGATCGACTTCTCAAACGGGAAGAGCGACGTTCATTTCTTGATTGACGGGGCCAGGGTTGCAGCAACTCAGGTCTTCGACCTGTCGGCTTACTCCAGCGGATTCCAGCCGTTGATTCAATTGCAAAAGGCGGCTAACACGAATGCCGACGTTTGCAAAGTCGACTATGTCAGGATCGTCTCGAAGCGTAGCTAGCCAATGAGCCTTCACGATGCGATCCAGGCCGATGCGATTAACGTATTTGCCAACGTTAATGACTTTGCTGAGCCGGTTGTCTATTACAAGAAAACCGGCAAAGCAAGGGCCATAAACATGGTTGTGGTACGCGACGCATTGGCTATCTTGCCCGAGGATGGAGACACGGTAACGCCGGTTTTTGAGCTTCACGGGGCGAACGACATTGTGAAAGGGATTAGTAGCGAAGAGCTAAATCTTGGCGGCGATATGATCGCGTTCGCTGTCAGGGTTGGGCAACCAGTCCAGCGAAGGACGATCACAAAGTTACTAGCCCACGATGAAGGGGGCATCACGCTCGAATGCCGTTAGCAGTTGTTGAACAGATCGCTTTGGTCCTCAAGTCGCGACTCGATGCAATGATCGACGATCCGACGACATTTCCGGTCGACGTATCGGAAGTGGTAAGACCAACTCGATTTGGAGACTTCACGCCTCTTGATAGGCAGATTGTCTTGGTCCAGGGGCAACTCGAAACGGTTCCCGAATTGTCGCATCCCGGCAATCCGCCAGCACAGGCCTACCGAATCACGTTTCAGATTCGCGGGCATGTGATAAACGACGAACGGGCGTTCCTTGCGATCGATGAAACGCTCAACCAGTTCCATGCTGACATCGTTAAGGCGGTGGCGGTCAATACGACTTGGCAGACCTTCGGCGGGCTATCCTTCGATGCAGAGTGGAAGCCTCCCGAATACGTCTCGGCTGACGGCGGAATTGATGGGGTTAATGTCCCGGTCGCGGTCACGTTTAGGACGAACGAGAATGACCCTACGGAGGTTCGAGGATGAGCCAACCACTAGACCTAAAGGTTGACGTTAATCAAGCAAGCCTGCGGGCCATTAGAGAAGCTCTAGGGGAGTTCGGCAGGCACTTAGACCGACACTTAGCAACCGCTGTCAATCGAACCGCTAGGACTGTTGGCGTTGAAGCGGCTCAGCAACTAGGCAAGATTGCCAACTTAAAGGTCCACGCAAAAAACAAAGGCTACACAGCCAAGACATTCAACAAGGCCAAGACGCTCAAAAAAGCGGTAGTCAAAAAGAACAACGCAAGCCCGGAAAGCCCATCGGTGACGATCAAGCTTTGGAAGGGCTACCCGTTCCCCCTGCGAATGCACGAAGCCTACGAGTACAGCAAGACCCGCAAGGGCAAGCAGATTCGCTCAGGAGTCCGGTACAAGAGCCATGTCGGCAGCGGATGGACTTCGGTTCTCGATGCGTTCATTGTTCGCAGATTTGGCGGACACGTTTATCAGCGGCTAGAGGGATCGAAAACGATCCGCAAGCTACGCGGCAAAAGCCCTGGCGATTACTTTACCCAAGCGAACGTACCAACGATCGCAAGCAGACTAGCGGCAGAGCGGCTACCCATCGAAATCAGGCGACGCCTTCGAGATGTGACAATGGCGGCATCCGGCAAAATCAAGTTGAGATCATCCCCAGACCTAGGAGCAAACTAAATGACCCTACTGAAACGCAAGCGAGTTTTCGCAGCAAAGATCGAAACGACCCCAGGCACAGCCGAAGCATTGACGGCAACCGAAGCGTCTTTCAATTGCTACGAAATCATGTTGCAGCATGAAATAGAATTGGAGCAACGCGAAACCCAAGGGGCCTTTGCGATGCGGGCTAGTG